TAAGACTAGATGCTATTATAATGAATCCGCACCAAGAAGATATAAAGTTTGTAAATCTGGTTGGAATAAATACGAAGAAGAAATAATTGGCACAGTAACAAACATAGATAAGCTAAAAGATAGAGATTATATTAGTCAAATAAGAACAACCGATAATCTTGCCATTTCAGGAAAACTAACAAAAGAATACATAGCAAATAAAAAAGAATTAAAGATTGAAGATGATGGAGAAGTATTAGTAGATTTAAAACTATTAACTCCTTACGAAAACAAAATAAGTTCAAGTGGTAATGACCCAATAGCTTTATTCCAAAGTATTAATCATTCAGATGATTGGAAACTATTCGACAAGATGGATTCTTATAAAATAAATGATGAGTATAAAGTAAAAAGTAAAGATTATTATTATCAGTATTTGGTTGAGACAGAAAAAACAGTTTGTCAAGAAATAAGCCAAATAAATAATTTAACTAAGAAAAATGAAACAGTTAAATCTTGTTCTAATTATATTCAGAAAGATTGGGTTGAGTTTAAGAAAGCTAAAGATTTGCCACAAGGTTCTGTTTTTGGAGTGTTTTGTGATGACCTGGTTGAAGGAGAAAATATTGAGGTTGTTTATGGGATTGAAGGATTTGATATTTATGAATGGGCTAGTTATTTGGTTACTGATATTGAATCCTATTATAAATTTGATGGAAATGACTTTTCTGATGCAACTGGAACTCAGGTAGACGCAACAAATGGAGGTACAACGAATACAACTGGTATTATTATTGATGGTAGAAATTTCGATGGAGATAATGATAAAGTAACCTTAACAGGAAATAATATTGCTGGTAATCCTGCTTTTTCCTATTCTTTATGGGTGTATTTAGATGCTGCACAAACAGCTAATACTGCCTTTTTATCCTTAACTAATGGTGCCAATACACCAACTACCGCTTTTCTTCCAGCATTTGACCCTAGTGGACACGTTACAATAGCTTTATATAATAGCGAACAAGTAGAAAGTGTTTTGACTGTTGGAAATCTTGCCTGGCATCAGGTTGTTATAACAAAGACAAGTGGGGCACCAGCCTCAACTACTAAAATTTATATTGACGGAACAGAAAGCACTTACAATAATGTAGGTGGGACATCTATTCCAAATTATCCGTCAGTAGATGCAATTTTATCTAGTGGAGAAGGTTGGGGAAATTATTTTGATGGAAAAATTGATGAAGTAGGAATTTGGTCAATAGCTTTAAACTCAACAGCAGTAGCACACCTTTACGACATACAAAAAGATGGATATGAAAGTGGACAATATCCTTTTACGATTGATGACATAAACTGCCAATTCTCAGGCTACGTATTCGACGAATCAGACAACGCCATAGAAGGAGCAAATATAACAATATGGAATCAAAATAACATATCAGAAAATTATGCAGATACATCAGATTCAAATGGAAAATGGGATATTAACGTAACTAACTCAACAAACACATACATGGTAGGAGCATACTTTAACAATACTTTAATCGGACAACTAAAACCTTATGTCTCAGGAACATGTTAAAAAATTATTTATTTTTATTTATAGGACTTGGGTTAATTGGGATGCTTAGTTTTGGAACTTCTTATACGGCTCCTAGCTATGACTCAGTAAACTTTTCACTTTGTTCTGGATATACTGCACCAACTTATGATTCTATTAATTTTACGCTTGGAGATAGTGATGCTTGTGTTACGGATAGTTGCACATATACTTCTGGAGATTGGGAAATAGAATGTACTGATAATTGTGTTATCTCTGACGCTGTTGAGATAGATGGTGGAGATTTAGTTTTTAATGGAACTGGATATTTTAATGTAAAAGCAAACATAACCAACTGGACAAATATAAATTTAAGTAGTGGATGTTACATAGTTGTAGATGATGGGGTTAGTCTAATTAATGCATAATGGGAATAAGAACAGAAAACAAAACAGGAAGTGACTTGACAGGTTCTAGTGGAGCAGCAAGCCGAACACTCACTCTAACAAACACCGGACTAACAGTACAAAACGGATTCCTAGTTTATGTAGGAGGATTAGCAATGGCTTTAACTTCAGAATATACGGTGAGTCATTTGTCTGCGAGTACGGTTATAACGTTTGTTAATTTTATTTGGGATGACCAAACAATCATAGTCAATTATTATGAGAGTCCGGGTTCAAATGTTTCAGGAGCAGATGGAGACTTTTTGCTTGGACCATTGGCAGACTTCGGAGTGACAGCCACACGAACACCAGTAACAATGACAACAAACTACTCAGGAAACAAAACATATACAGATGGAACAGACGTAGACATAAGCATAGTTTTGATTCCTTACAATGTAAAATACGACTTAGATAAATCCGGATTAAATAAGAGTTATGATATGATGGCGTTTGTTGGGCCAAGCGTGACATTAAATAAATACGACAAAATAACATACGATTCAAAAATTTATAGAGTCGATAATGTAAGTACAAGAGACTTCGATGGAACCACAATAATGCAGAAAGCAATGTTATATTTTTCTGATGATTGAGATTAAAGAAGCAGTAGAACGTGCACTCCCAAGAATCGCAATACGTTTCCAGAACGAGTTGGTGTTGGCAAGTCCAGTTGACACCGGACGATTAAGAAATTCAATACGAGTAGAAGCAAACGGAACCACCCTGACAATTACAATGGTAGACTATGCACTTTATGTTGAATTTGGAACAAATCCACATATCATCAAACCAAAAGATAAACAAGCATTAAAGTTCAAAGCTGGTGGTGGAGATGTGTTCGCAAAGGAAGTTCATCATCCAGGCACACGACCAAACCCATTCATAAGAAACACAATACGAAACAAAATAAGCAAGATAGTCCAAGAAGAAATTATAAAATCCTTCTAAATTTTAGAAAGTAGGTTTATAACATATCCAGGACTAATAAGATAAGCCAAGAGGCAGAACTTCCAAGAGGAAAACATGGATATACCAAAAATTAAGCAGGAACAATTAGACTTTCTTAGAAATAATGATGTTTTTAGTATCACAGAGAGAGGCGTAACAACAACAACTCAGGAAGCAACTCTATCATCCGCGTCATCAATTACAATAGCATTGACAACGGTCAAGAACATCCGAAGCATTACAGTTGGAGGAACTGCAAAAGTACGAGGAACCGACTGGACAATAAATTATAAACATTCAACCGGATGTGTAATAACATTCGTAACAGCACAGACAGGCGAAAGCATAGTGACTTATGATTATGGCGGAGACAAAATATACCCAGACTTCCCTAGAAATGATTTGACAATTAACTCATACCCAAGAATCGCAGTAGATGTTATTAATGTTGGGATGGATTCTTTGGGAATAGGAGGAGATAGTTTTATATCAAACGTAGCAATCACGATCGTGGTTTATTCGAACAACTCAGACGACCTCGATACTTATGTCAATGCAATTAAAGAACTCTATGTCACGAATGCAAAAAACTTTTATTATCTGAAATTCATTAAGCCAACGTTTATCGGGCCAACAATTAACAGCCCAGATAAGAAAGATGAAATCATGCAAAAAAATATAGACATTCTTGGAATGTTCGCGGTGGACAATGCTTAATAAAAAGAGATTAATGACAGATGTCGCTAAGGGGAAAATCACTATGAAGGAAGCCGAGAAGATTATGGAACCAAAACCTAAAACTCAAACGAGAAAACTAAATGAAATAGGAGGTAAATAAAATTTCACAAAATTACATAGGAGGAGGAAATTCAACTGCTTTATTCGCATTCGAAGATATGGATGGTTGGGGATTAGCAGCCGCAAGTCACACTGCAAGCGACGAGACTTATATGCCGTTTGGTCAAGGAATCGAAGTAACGGTCACTAGAACAAACAACGCAGAAAGAGTTTTTGGAGTAGGCGCAAGAAACGCTGTTGCAACAATCAACAAACAATATGGAGGAGAGGCTAGTGTCACCGGGATGGTGTCGAATGCTTACTGGTTATTGGGAGTTCTTGGAACAAACACAGATGCAGGAACTGTTGGGGCTTACACACACACATACACAGAAGCGAATATACTACCGAGTTTTACTTTAAGTTCAAGCATGGAATTAGGCACAACTGACTACACATCAGTTCTAATCGGAAACGTTATCAACAATTGTACTTTGACAGCAGCGGTAAACGAGGCACTTAAATTCACATTAGATACGATGTACCGATATGAAACAGTCAACACAACATACGTCGCAAACAATCCAGAAATCGAACCAATATTCACATTCGCGCATGGGAGCATAGAAATGCCAGACGGAACAAAAATCGCAGCGATTCAGAGTTTCGAGTTGAGTGTTGCAAACAGCGCAGAAGCAGTCTATGGAATAGGATCCAGATTTATGACAGGAGTTGTTGCTAAAAATAGAGAGTACAATTTCACTATGACAGCAGCGTTTAATGACTACACAGACTTATTGACGTATTTCTTTAATGGGACAAATTCAGCAACTGCACCTACGACAGGAAGCGGAACAGAAATTGCAACATTAGAGTTAACATTCACAAATGATGACGGAGATATTCTGGACATCAACTTGACTGGAGTACACTTAAACGAAGAGACTCTTCCACAGAACGCAACAGAAGTAATAAAAGAGGATGTGACCGGCTGGGCCAGAGGTTGTACTAACATGATTTATACGAATGATGTAGAA